TGTTGGATTAACTCCAATATCAACTACTACAAATGAACCAGATGAGAGAGACTTTGTTGGTATAGCAACTCACTCAACATTTAATGCAAGATCATTTATGAGATCTGGTATTACTGGTAGTTCTGATGAACCTTATGCTGGTAACTATATCTTTGATGACATTTCTGGAAACTTTACTGGATTAACAACTGAGTTTACTCTTAAGTCTGATGGTAGTGATATAACAGGATTTTCTACAAATAATGCTCTTGTATTAGTTAATCAAGTTCCACAAGGACCACAAAGATACAGTGGTAATGTATCTGTGCCTGGAGACTTTACTTTAATAGAAAGTGCAGGAATTACTAGTGTTCAGTTTACAGGATCTATTTCATCAGTATCTTATGATCCTAATACTGCAAATGTCCCTCTTGGTGGTGTTATTGTTTCTGTTGGTTCTACAGAAGGGTTAGGTTATCAACCATTAGTTGCTGCAGGTGGTACTGCTGTGGTTTCTGGATTGGGTACTATTAGTTCTGTAAGTATAGGAAATAGTGGATCTGGATATAGAACAGGTATTCAAACTGTAGTGAATGTAGGTGTTCAAACATTAAGCACTGGAGCACCTAATATTGAGTTTATTGGTACTGCTGCTATTAGTGGTGGTAATATTGTAAGTGTTGCTATTACCAATCCTGGTACTGGTTACACATCAACTAATCCCCCATTAGTTGTTATAGATGAACCATTATCTTATAGAAATATGCCATTATTCTATTCTTCAAATCAATCTGGAGTAGGATCAGAAGCAAGGGCAAACGTAGTTGTTGGTTTAGGTGGTAGTGTTATTGATTTTGAAATTATCAACCAAGGATATGGTTATGGTGAAACTCAAAAGTTAACCATAGGTGTTGGTGGTACTGTTGGTATTCCAACTGCAGGTGCTACTGAATTTAGAGAATTCCAATTAACTATTCAAGAAACTATTAGTGATAGTTTTGCTGGATGGACAGTTGGAGACTTCCAAGTATTAGATCCTTTAGACTCATTATTTGATGGAAAGACAATTTCTTTTGCATTAAATCTTAATGGTACTCAGCAAACTATTCAATCCAAACCAGGATCAAATATAGATGTTGAAGTTCTTTTATTAGTGTTCATTAATGATATTCTTCAAAGTCCTGGAGATGGATATGAATTTAAAGGTGGTAGTTTTATAACCTTCAAGGAAGCTCCAAAAGAGGGAGATACTTCTAAGATTCTTTTCTACAGAGGAACTGGTTCTGTTGATGTTACTAATGTCGATATACTAGAAACAGTTAAGAAGGGTGATGAACTTAAACTATATGATCAATCTTTATCTTTAGAAGAGAATGATAGAACAGTAACTAATATCAACTCATCAGATAGTGTTAATACTAATATCTATCCTGGTCCTGGTATTACTACTAATGAAACTTTCCAAAGATCTGTTACATGGTCTAAACAAACTGAAGATAAATTTATTGATGGTGAAGCAGTCTCTAAAGATAGACCTCATTATGAACCACTAATATATCCCAATACTAATATTATTCAATCTATTGGTGTTGGTTCTACTTCTATTTTTGTTTCTAATATAAGAACTTTCTTTGATAGCACAAAGGAAAACTATACTGGACAAACTGACATTAGAATTATTTCTCAAGACAGTGTAGTTGGAGCATCTGCCACTTCTTTAGTTTCTGATACTGGAATAATTAGTTCCTTTGATATAACAAATCCTGGTGTTGGATATACAATAGCACCTACTGTATCAATTAGTCTTCCAATTGGATTATCTACTTCTCAAGGTGCTCAAGCAACTGCTACTATAAGTGGAGTTGGAACTGTTAATGCTATTTCAGTTTCTTATGGAGGAACTACTACTGGTTTTGCATATACTAACACTGCTGCTCCATCAGTTCTCATAGGAGAACCTAAGTTAATCACTTCTATTGAAACTATTAAGGATGTATCATATTCAGGTGATTTTGGAATTATATCTGGAATATCTACAACATCTGTAGGTGTAGCATCTACTGCTATTGTATTTGATTTACTTCTACCAAAAGAATCATTATTTAGAGATGCTTCTATTGTAGGGAGTGCATTAACAGTGAGTGGTATTACAACTGGATATTACTTCACAGTCTTTAATTCTAATGTAGGTGCTTCAGTAACTTCTCTATATCAGAATGGTACTGTGGTTGGTATAGGAACATCCTTCTTAGATAATGTTTATGAAGTTGCTCAGGTTTCTATTGCTCAAACTATGGGTATAGGAATTGGATTGACTTATGTTGCACAAGTTACAGTCAGTGTTCAAGATTATAATGGATTAACTGGACTAGGGTATAGTGAATTCTTTGGTGAATATAGTTGGGGAAGAATTGCTACTCAGCCTAGAGGATCAGCAAGGGTATTTACATCTTATGCTGGTAATTCTACTGGATTAAGTGGCATATCTAGTTCTCCAATAATTGAAAGACTTAATCCTTTAAGATACGTAAATTATAACACATAAATAACTAAAAAAATAGTAAAAATGTCAGCCATTATAACTGATCAACTTAGAATATTGAATGCTGAGAATTTTGTCTCTGCAGCAACTTCTACTGTAAATTCATATTATTCTTTTGTTGGTTTGCCTAATGCTACCAATTATTCTTCCACTTGGGATTCTAATCCTCCAGCACCTAAGGATAGTTTTGATCAGGAAGATGATTATTGGGATACTATGATTGCATTAAAGAAGATTACTACTTCTGATGTGCGTAGAATGGTTAGTAAAAATACTTGGACATCAGGTATAACATATGATATGTATCGTGGTGATATAAGCAGAACAAATACAGCAAAACCATCTGGAGCAACTAATTTATATGGATCTAAGTATTTTGTAGTTAATGAAGATTTTAAAGTTTATATTTGTCTTCAGAATGGAACAGATCCAGAAAACGTATCAGGAAGACCTTCACTAGACCAACCCACCTTTACAGATTTAGAACCAAAGAATGCAGGTAATAGTGGTGATGGATATATTTGGAAATATCTTTATACAATTAAACCAAGTGATATTACCAAATTTGATTCTACAAACTTTATTCCTGTTCCTGGTAATTGGGAATCTAGTACAGATAATGCTGCTGTGAGAGACAATGCATCTACTAGTGGTCAATTAAAAATTGCAACTATTACTAATAGAGGATCTGGTATAGGAACTGCTAATAGAACTTATACTGGTGTTCCTATTAATGGTGATGGTTCTGGAGCAGAAGCTACTATAGTTATTAATAATGATGCTAAAGTTGAATCTGTTAATATATCAAAAGGTGGATCTGGATATACCTATGGTACTTTAGATTTAACTGCAGGTGGAGTTCCTACTGGGACTACAATTCCAGTTTTTAATGTTATTATTCCACCTCAAGGTGGTCATGGAGCAGATGTTTATAGGGAGTTGGGAGCTAGTAATGTTTTAGTTTATTCTAAAATTGAAAATGATGCATCTAACCCTGATTTTATTACAGGAAACCAAATATCTAGAATAGGTATTGTAGAAAATCCTCAAGCATATGATTCTACTGTTAATTTAGAACTTTCTAAAGCTAGTTCTGTATATGCTTTAAAACTTATTGGAGCAGGTTATACTACTGCTACTTTTAATTTGGATGGTCAAGTTACTCAAACTGTGGGACTTGGATCAACTGCTGTTGGTAGAGTTATTTCTTATGATCAAACAACAGGAGTTTTAAAATATTGGCAAGATAAAAGTTTAGTAGGATTTAATAGTGATGGATCTCTTAGAACAGATCCTACATATGGTTATTCATTGAATAGATTTACAGCAAATCCAACAAGTGGAGGAAATGTAAATATTGCTAGTAATGAAAGTACTTTAGGTATAGACACTAGTTTTGGAACATCAGGTAGTCCTGGTATAAGTACTGTAATAAATAATAGAACATATTACCTTGGTCAGAGTTTTACTCAAGGAGTTTCTAATCCTGAGGTTAAAAAATATTCTGGAAACATTATATATGTTGATAATAGACCATCTATTACCAGATCTGCCAACCAAAGAGAAGATATCAAAGTCATCTTGCAATTTTAAAGAATCATGCCACAGGAAACCAATTTAAACGTCGCTCCTTATTTTGATGATTATAACAAGGATGGCAATTACTATAAAATTTTATTTAAACCTGGATTTCCAGTACAGGCACGTGAATTAACACAGACCCAATCAATACTTCAAAATCAAATTGAAAGGATGGGCAACCATACTTTTACTGAAGGAAGTTCTGTGACTGGTGGTGGCGTTAAATTTACGAATGCTTATACTTCTATTAAAATACAACCTTCCAACCAAGGATTTGATGTAAGAAAATATTTAGTAGATCTTAATAATAAAGTTGTAGTAGGTAGTCAATCTGGACTTAAACTAGAAATTAAAGGATATATGGCTGATAGATATCCTGATAATTCCTATGTTGTATTTGTAAATTATTTGAATAGTGGATCTGATAATAATCCTAGAGTTATATCTGGTGAAAGTTTGCTATTGGAAGGAGATTCTTTTACTACTCGTGAAGGTATAACTTTTCAACCAGGAGAATCTGTTGCTCAACTAGTTACTGGAGTATGTACATTTGTAGGAGCAGCAGCAGTTTTATCTAAAGGTGTTTATTTTGCTAGAGGTTATTTTATTGAAGCTAGTGAGCAGACAATTATTTTAAGTCCATTTGTCAATGATGTAAGCACTAGAATTGGTCTTCAAGTTAATGAAGATATTATAAATTCTGATATAGATCCTTCTTTAGCAGATAATGCAGCTGGATATAGTAACTATACAGCACCAGGTGCTGATAGATTACGAATAGAATTAAAATTAAAGGCATTGCCTTTAAACCAAATAAAAGTTCCAAACTTCATAGAATTGATGTTAGTTAGGAATGGATCTGTTGCTTCTAGTAAGAATAAAACAGAATATAATGAAATTGGTAAGGAGTTTGCAAGAAGAACTTTTGATGAATCTGGCAATTATTATGTTAAACCATATACAGTTACTCCTAGAAATACTTTAAATGATTTTGAAGGTAATAATGGAGTTTTTACTGAATTACAATCAACTTATAATAATAATCAACCAAAAGAAGAGTTAGGAACATATAAAATATCTCCAGGAAAAGCTTATATTGAAGGATATGAAGTAGAAACCATATCTCCTACTTTTTTAGATTTTGACAAAACAAGAGATACAAAACTTTTAGAAAATCAGAGTATTAATTATTTTACTGGACCTACTTTTACTTTAAATAATGTTTTAGGATCACCTCAAATAGGAGTTGGAACTGATTATACTGTTAGTTTAAGAGACACTCGTGTTGGATTAGCTTCTACTAATCCTGCTGGAAAAGAAATAGGATTAGCTAGAGTTTATGATTTTGCATTAGAATCTGGTTCTTATGATTCTTCAAATCCAAAAACTAATGAGTGGGATATTGCTCTATATGATATTCAAACTTATACTAATATAACTTTAAATACACCTACTACTTTATCTACTCCTACTCACATTAAAGGTAAATCTAGTGGAGCTACTGGATATTTGAGATATGGTGTAAGTAGTTCAACAGATGTAACAG